TCAAATGTTAAAGAATCTCCTCCATCATATATACCTATATAATCATTTTTAGCAAGCCTTGCCTTTTTGTGTTCTTCCATCAAAATAATCATTATTTGATACATAAGAGATTGTTTCTTTTTAAGTTTCCTATAAAAATAAATACTATTTATCATTTGAATTATCATCTCTTTTTTTCTTTACTGAGATTATAACTCTTTTTGATACATCAGCTCGTTCACCTTCTATTAAGAACTTAATAACATCTGAATTATCCTCTACGACTTGTAGATTAGAGATAGGAATATTATACTTTGATAAAAAAAGCCCTTTAGCTCTTGTCATGTAATTTACAAAATCTTGTGTTGACATAATCACTACCTCTTTCAAAATGTTATTTAAAAAGATTTTAACATAAAATTTATTACATGTCAAAGTTTAACCTATCTTTTCCAAGGTGGTAATTTAGATTTGTCAACATTGTTATTACTAACATCTATTTCAGGTACTATGATAGGTATATTAGAATCAAAAACAGCGATAGATAATAAATTAAAATTAGCCCTCATTAGCTGATGAAAATACTGTTCTGAACCATATAATTTGTAACTTATCAAGTCCCAAGTATCTCCACTAACTGTCTTATAAACTTTTACTTTTCTCATATTATCGCCGTCCTTCTCTTCTTACTTTGCATTTCTTCAACCACTCTTTTAACTGCTCTTGCAATGTCTATTTTATTTTCAGAATTACAGTAAACATTAATAGTTATAGTATCTCCACCTACGACTGTTCTTGAGTTGTTAGAAGTTGCATTAATTCTATCTTTTAAAGATGATACTCTTGAAGATAAAGAGTTTCTAGTCTGAGAATTATTTAAGATTCTAGCTCCACGAGGTAAATTAGCCATAACTGGAGAATTTACTAAGAAAGAACTATTATTCATTTCTACAAGTTCAGCACCTCTTTCAGCAAGAGTTGTAAGTCCACCTCCGAAGTAGTTAGTACCTGAGTAGTTTTGTGATATAGAATTATCTTTTTTACCAAACCAGTTGAATGGATTTAATTTAGAACCAAAGTTTTTAATGCTTTCCCATTTATTATTTAACCAATCAAAAAATCCACTAAAAGCTTCTCTGATTTTGTCTATGATAGCAGTAGCTCCATCTTTTAACCCATTCCATGCCTTAGATCCAACTTCAATTAAACTGTTGAATTTATTTTTAATCCATTCCCATGAATTAGCAAAAGCATTTTTAATCGCTACCCAAACAGCATTTACCCCATTTCTGAACCATTCACATTTTTTATATAGCAGAATAAAAACTCCAACAAATGGAATAAACATAACACTATATTCTTTAATTTTAGCCCAGATTTCTTTAAACTTAGTCTTTATCCAATCCCATACAGATTTAAGATTATCTTTCACAATTTCCCATACATTCTTTACTATAAGACCTACTCCTGAAAATATTTTCTTAATTCCATTTACTACATTGTGAAATCCTTCTTTTACCATATCTCCGTTTAAAGTGAATATTCCAATTACTATTTTACATAAGCCTTTTATATATTCTATGAAGCCTCCAAAGATAAGTTTAACCCCATTTCTAAACCATTCTACTTTTTTATATAAAAGTACAAATATAGCTATAACAGCAATAATAGCTAATATAAATAATCCAACAGGATTTGTTATAAAAGTAGATCTTAAAACCATTTTGATATATTTCATTAAAGATACAAATCTACCTCCTAGAGGGAAGAATTTTTTAAAAGCTTTAATAAATCCAAATTTTCGTGCAACATCAGAAAAAGCACCTAGTTTAGATATTCCTGTCAATAGAGGTCCGAATAAGTAGTTGAACCCTCCTAAAGTAATTTTTAAAAGAGCAAATTTTGCTACTAATTTAAAAATAAAACTTACTAACTTAGGATTTTCTTTGATAAAATTAGCAATGCTTTTCATAATTCCAGTAAGCCAATCCACTGTTTCTTTTAATTCTGGAGCAACGCTCTTTCCAACATCTGCTAAACTATTAACAAAATTATTTTTTAGTATTTTTAGTTGATTAGTTAGAGTGTTTATTCTGTCTTGATATTCTCCATTAACCTTTTCATTTTCTGATACTGCTTGTTTTGCTTGATTTAATTTTTCTCTAACCCCATCCAAATTTTCGGATAATACAGCTAATCCATTTAAGACACTAGCATCATTTCCAAAAATATCAGAAATTATTAATGCCTTATCTGCTCTATTTGAATTTTTAATCTTTTCAAGAACCTTTAAAATAGTCCCTTCTGCATCTATTGCCATTTCTTTATGTATTGCATCAGAATTTAATCCTAATGCTTTAAAAGCAGCAGCTTTTTTATTTGTATCCGCTCCTTGAGCTAATTCGGCATAAAGCTTACTCAATACTGTACTGGATCTTTCAACTCCCATATTACTAGATATTAAAGATGTAGCAAAAGCCATATTAGCTTCTTTAGCTATTCCAAATTGTTTAGCTAAACCTCCTGTTCTTCCTGATACATCAGCTAATTGTGCTGCACTTACAGAGTAATTATTCGATAACATATTCAAAGTATCCATATATGAGAAAAGTTCGTCTTTTGATAGATTTAATTGATCCCTAGTTTTAGCTAAAAATGTTCCTGCCTCATCGGTAGAAATATCAAATGCAACTTTCATTTTTCCAGCCATTTCTGTATAAGCAACTATATCCTCGCCTTTAATTCCTGATTGAGCCAAACTACCAGCTATTTCATTTATTTCTACTTGTGACAAGGGGTTATTTTTTGAAATTTCTGCTAGTTTACCATAATATTTCTCTGCTTCTTTACCTAATATTTTTCTTAGATCTGCTTGTGATTCTTCTATATCCATATACATTTTGATAGGAATAGCTAATGCTGCAAGAGTTACAGCTCCAGTTTTGATTTGCTCTTTTCCTTTTTGATGTATTTTAGAACCTTCATCTCCCATTAATTTATGTAAAGCTAATTTTTTATGGTATTCCAATTCTTTTTTCAATTCTTTATTAACTTCTTCCTTCTTCTAATTTTTGCTTGTAATTTTTTAAAGTTATTCCACTTTTTTCAAGTTCGCTTCTAGCAGTTTTAAATAAATGTGCCTGTCTTTGTTTTTGTTGATTTAATCTATCAACATGTTTTTCCGCTTCTTTAACTTTTTTAGCAAATTCAGCATTCCCGTACCCACTTCTTACGTATTCTTCTTTTAATTTTGCTAATTGCTTTACAGCATTTGCATATTCCTTATTCATACTTTGAAAATTTTTATGGAGTTTACTCATATCTTCTAATTTTTTTTGTGTATTAGATAATTCATCTGTTTTGTCTTTTAATTCTTTTGTTTTACTAGCCACAGCTGATAAAGCAGTAATTGAAGCTGCTACCCCAGCAACTTCCATCAAAAATTGCAAAGCAAAATTTTTTGACATGCACATCACCTCCTAATAAAATTATTTGACTTTTAATTAAAGAAATGTTATATAGTAAGTATAAAAATTAATCTAAAGGGGGATAAGAAAGATGAAAAAAAATATAATTAACCTGTTTGCTTCTCTTTTTTGTACAATAGTATTATTGGGGCTTATCTTTATCATGGGCTTTATAACACCTCTTTCATATATGATTTTAGGTTTATACACTTTTATTGAAGGAAAAATAATTCTAGCATTAATTTTCTTTGGTACTTGGTATATTATGTTCAAAGCTCCTTTTTCTACAGATGAATTTATTAGAAAAAATAACAATAAATAAAAAAAGAGAATGTTGTGCAACATTCTCTTTCTTAATTTTTAATAATCTGGGTTCATCATATATTGAACTATATCATCAACAAGTTCTGCAGTTTTTCCATTGATATCATTCAATGGGTTAAATTCAGTTATATCTGCTGATGTAACTGAGTAGTTTTTAAATGCAAACTTCAATGATTTAAACATTTCATCAGATGACATTCCATTTCTAACTGGGACAGACACTCCAGGAGCAATTTCTGGATCAAAAACATTCATATCTATACTGATATGTAAGTTATCAACTTTTAGATAATCTTTTATTTCTTCTAAAACAGCATCTATTCCTCTTCTTAAAATATCATCATAGTAAACTATTTTTACTCCAGTTTTTTCTATAATTTTTCTTTCTTCTATTTCAATTTCTCTTGCTCCAAAGATAACTATGTTTCTGCTATCTACCTTAGCTCCTTCATAGAAACAGTTTACAAGCTCTCTGTCTCCAAGTCCTTGAATTAAAGCTAGAGGCATTCCGTGGATATTTCCTGTCAATGTACTTTCAGGAGTGTTCATATCTCCATGAGCACTTATCCATAAGATTCCAATTTCTTTTTCTAAAGAAACCCCTGCCACACTTCCTAATGAAATTGAGTGGTCTCCTCCAACAAGTATTGGTCTATATCCATCAATAACTGCTTCATTAACTCTCTTAGCTATCTTTTCACAAGTATCTAAAACTGTATTTTTGAATTTCAATTTCTTATCATTAAAGTCTTCTTTTTGTCTTTCAACACTGATTAATTCCATTTCATCAAAAGTATCTGGATATGCTTGAATTAAGTCATCTGGTCCAAACTCAGTACCTGTTTTATTAACTCCAAGATTTGTTTGTACTCCAATAAGTACATTCTTCATCTTTTCAGTATATAGGTAAACAGCATCTTCTTCCTCAATTACATTTATAGTTTCAAGTTCAGGATCTTCCATACCTTGAATATGTAAGTCAGCTTCTTTTAATTCTTCAATATGATCTATTATATCTTGACTGATTCTTTCCCCAGCAATGATTATTGGTATACCAGGTGGATATGCCATTATCATTTCACCAGAAATTTTTCCCACACTTTCCTTGAAAGGAACTTTATTCTTTTCACTGTAGAATGCTTCTCTTGGCATCAATACTAATTCTGGTGTTTCAGGAAGTTTTATATTATTCTTTTCTAAAGTTTTTCCTTTTCCAAAGAATCTCTTACTGATATCTCTTAAAGCATCAAGTAATCTATCAATACTTTCTTCTGTGTCTCCTATAGTAACAAGCCCTAAAGTATTGTAGTAATCTGATAATTCCATTTGTATATTGTAGTCATCTACAAGTAGACTTTCAAGTTCTCCTCCTTTAAGTCCTAACTCTTTAGCTGATATAGTTATTTTTGTTGGGTCAAAAGCAAAGAAACCTTCTTTTCCAACAAGCTCTTCTCCAAAACAGTAAATTCCAGGGATTCTATTAGCTTCTCTTCTAAAATACTTAGCAAGCTCAATAGCCTTAGTAAGTAATTCCTGTCCTTCAGTAGCTATTTGTCTTCTTGCACAGTCAAGAGATGCCATCAATGGATAAGATGGAGATGTTGTATGAAGTAAACTTAAAATTTGTTTTACTTTTTCAACATCAACTCTATCAGAATTTACATGTATAACAGACATTTGAGTCATTGAACCTAAAATTTTATGTGTACTTTGAGTACAAATATCTGCTCCTGCATCAACAGCTGATACTGGTAATTCATCATGGAAATGTAAATGAGGTCCATGAGCTTCATCAACTATTAAAGGTATGTCATAGCTATGAACTATATCTGCTATTTTCTTAAGATCTGTTGCCACTCCATAATAAGTTGGATTTATTAAAAGTACTGCAGCTATATCAGGATCTTGTTTCAACATATTTTCAACTGTTTGAGGTTTTACCCCTAAAGCAATTCCTAAGTTTTCATCTATTTCAGGATTCATATACACTGGTTCAGATCCACTTAGGATAATTCCAGCTGATACTGATTTGTGTACATTTCTCGGTACTAGTATTTTTTCTCCAGCTTTGATAACTGACATTATCATTGCTTGTATTGCTCCAGAAGTTCCATTTACTGCAAAAAAACTATGTTTTACTCCATAGGCATCTGCTAATAATTCTTGAGCTTCTTTTATACAACTTTTTGGATGATGCAATCCATCAACCATTTTAAATATTGTTACATCTATAGAAAAAGGAGCTTCTCCTATAAAGTTATAAAACTCTTTATCTACTCCTTTACCTCTTTTATGTCCAGGAACATGAAATGGAAGTATATTTCTTCTTACATATTCATCTTTTAATACTGTAAATAATGGTGTTTTATTTTGATCTAATTTTGACATATCAACCTCCCTTGTAACTTTAATTTTATTTTA